GCCTCGGTGGCCGAGACCGCCATTATGGATGTCTATCCCTACACTGCTGATGTGAAACCTGAATTCTCCGGCGATGATAAGAAGGAAGTTTGACCATCCCCATGTAGTCCTGTGCCGCACATGCTGCGGCCGGGGCTTTCTTGAGAACCTGGACGAGCTGACGGACACCGTAAGTACCGTTACCTGTCCCGGCTGCGAAGGGAGCGGACGTGTGGTCGTATCCTCCGTTACCCTTACCACCGTGGAGCCTTATGATCCCGAATCCCCAAATCTCGCGCTGTATGGAAAAGGACGGAATGAATGAGTATCTGCTGAAAAATTTGGAGAGGGCCAAATCCGCAATGGAGGAGATACTGGATGAACCAAGACTCCGGTGCCGGGAGGGCTGGCATAAGCGTGACAGGGCGTTCCGTCCGCAGAGTTTCAGGAAAAGAACCACCTGGCACCGCATAAGGAGCCGATGCTTTTAAAACAGATTTAAGAACCTTTTAAACGACAATCTTATGAACCTGAGAAAAGACAACAAGGAAAAGAAACCGATGCAGCTTATACTGGACGAGATCTCCGGAATGACGGGCGTCTCCCAGGAGATGATCCTGTCCCGGATGATATCCAGGAACATATCCGATTCAAGGATGCTGTTCTGCTATATGGCGTATGAGGAAGGGTATCTGTTCCGTGAGATAGCCTCCTTCCTGAAGATATCCAGATGCAGGGCGACAACCGCGTATTATGATGTGAGACTGAGAAAGGAAAAGTTCCGCCCGATCATTGCAAGGCTGGCCGGATGCGGAACACCGGACTTTCCGCCAATGGAGAAGGAACATCAACCGGGAAAAAAACAAATGGACATCCTATGAGAACAACAGATAAAAACAAACGGTATCCCATTCCGGAATTCCACTATGAGATAAGCAGGAATGGTGAATTATGGAACACCAACACCGGAAGACTGATAAGACCCGGTTCGGACGGACGTTACTTACTAAGAAAACAGAAGCGTATGTATCGGTTTACTTATGGCAGGCTTCTGTATGCGGCTGAACATGGGATATGTCCTGATTCCATAAAAGGGATAGTCATTATGACGGAAGATAACAAACCGGTTCTGACGACACGCGGGGATTATTGCAAGAAAGTCATAATACCTTTCAGACACGGTTCTTCCCAAAGAGATCTGGTCCAACGCTATCGCGAGGCTGTCCGTATAGCCGAAGTCATGATAGGTTTTTATGAAGAAGGTAATATGGAGGATATGGTGTCCGTTTTTACCATTTACGAATCAAAGGTCAAAGGCTATATGTATTCAGGAGGATTCACCAGCAGCCAGGATGTTATAAAGGAAGCGTGGCAAAGTATCATCACCCGTGTAATATCAGGTGTGTGTAAAAAGAAACTGTTCACAATTGATCCTTACAATTATCTCCGCCGGTGTGTACGCAGCTATTTCAATGAAAGGAAAAGGGAGCGTATGGTATTGGTCGGGACACCGGAAAGGAGAAAAGGGCAAATGACCTATGATGAGATTATGGAAGCATTATAATTCAAAACGGAATGGAAATGAATAAGATTATAGTCATAAAGAAAGAGAAACCTATCTATCAGTTAGATGGGCTTCCAGGAGTAAAAAGACGTAAGGTTGATGCGTATCTTATCAATGATACAAGTGATATTGAACCAACTCTTGAACTGGGATATGCGTGTACTGCTGCTGGAGATAATGGAGCCATAAATGTTTGGAAGGATGATGCAGGAATAATTCGCGGTGAATTAATGCGGTATTGTGTAACTGTTGAAAAGAAAACGTTCACTAGCTATGTAGAAGTGGAAAAATGTGTTAGCGATTGGCTTGAAAGAATTAACTAATAACATAGCAGATATGAATATAAATTTTAAAATATCAACAATACTTGGAGTTGTAGAACAGTACGGAGAACTTATTGAATATAACGGCTATCAATATGCTTTTCATTATCACGAAGGAATGTATAAAGCAACTGAATTAAGCACAGGATTCTGTGTTGTTTCCGTTGATGAAATGACAAAAACAATCGACGGTATCAGTGCAAAAGATTATCTAATCCAACAAATAAAGATATTGACTATATCGCCGAAAATACTAAATAGGGCTAAAAGGAAGATGATGAAAGATGGATTGCCTTATCCACTAAATCCAAAGTTTAACGTATAACGAATCGGAAATGAGTGAATTATATATACCGCCTGAGCGATTTGAGAGAGACTTAATTACCGGACGATTTTTAAAAGGTTGTGTTTCTCGCAACAAGGGTCGTAAAATGGTTTATCATTCAAAACGTTCCAAGGCCAGAAGTATAAAAAATCTGTCTAAAGGACGTGGGGCTTGGCATAAGACTGGTGCAGGCATGAATAAAAAGAGCGTTGTTTTGATAAAGGATGAGAAATTATGTGGAGTATTCCCTTCGATACAAACGGCTGGTAAGATGATTGGCGTGGCTCCTTCTTTGATCAGTGCTATATGTCGGAAAGTAAGAGGCAAACATACGGCTAATGGATACAGATGTTTTTTCGAAGATAGCAATGATTGGTATAATTTAATTAAACAAGATTATGAATAATGACAGGCAGAAGATATTAACTGATTATATTTCCTACTTATACACAACAGGCAGGACTTATGATACTGTCGGGAAATATATCAAATATGTAACGGATTTTCTTGAACGTACTGAAGATGTCAATCGTCGTGGCTATCTGGTTTATAAGCGTGAAAATGCAGATGTCATGGTGCGTCATTCCATAATGTGTTCAGCTATATGCGATCTATTGTCTTTCCTTAACATCGGATATGGAAGGAGGGATAAGACGGTAAAGCCACTGGAAAAACTTGACGTCATATCCGAGAAGAGCAAAAAGCTATTGAATGACTTTATAGTATGGTTGACGGATAATAATGACTACTCCCCTCATACAGTTAATTTATATTATACTTCAATGAAAAAGTATTTCGAGTATGCCAATGAGGTAAACATGGATAATTGCAGGAGGTTTATAAAAAGTCTTGAAGAAGAAAAATTATCTCCCGCTACCATCCGTTTGCGGATTACAGCAATAGAAAGATTTTCCAAATGGCTGAAGAAGCCTATAGAGCTTAAGCGGCCTAAGATGAAGCGCAAGCTCGATGTGAACAATGTCCCGACAGAAGAGGAATACAACCGCTTGTTGGATTTCCTGAAAACGAAATCCAACAAGGACTATTACTTCTTTATTAAGGTTTTGGGTACAACGGGTGCCCGTCTGTCGGAATTCCAACAGTTTACGTGGGAAGACATCATATCCGGGGAAGTAGTATTAAAAGGAAAGGGTAACAAGTACAGACGTTTTTTCTTCCAAAAAACAATTCAGCAGGAAGCGAAGGTTTACGCTAAAGAATATGGTAAAACCGGGATTTTTGCGGTAGGGAGATTCGGCCCGATCACACAGCGTGGCTTTTCCCAGCACTTGAAAGCATGGGGAAAACATTGCGGCATTGATCCAAGGAAAATGCACGCGCACGCCTTTCGCCATTTTTTCGCTAAGATGTTCCTTAAAAAAAACAAAGATGTAATTCAACTCGCTGACCTTCTAGGTCACGGGAGTGTAGACACAACAAGAATTTATTTGCAAAAAAGCTATGACGAACAAAAAAAAGATTTTAATCGAAACGTTACATGGTAGTGTAGCGCAGCTCAATGAACTGTCATCCATGACCGAAGGGATAGACATCTATGACGAGACCGGACATGTTGATACAAAATTTCTCATGGAAGCGCTATCCTGTGTCAATACCTTCGTGAATGCGAGCAATACGGTTGTTCAAAAAATATCCTCACTGTTAGCACCTGACGCCCCGGTTGGGGAAAAGAAGAAACAGGCTGACGAAGGCAAAAAATGGAATGTGGAAGAAATACTGAAACATTGTACTCTTGAGAACAATATCCTCAAACTTCCTCAAGTTCAATTCAATAAAAAATCTTATGCCGAAGCAAAAAAGTGGATAGAAGAAGCCGGCGGCTCATGGCAAGGGGAACGTGTGTTCTCCATCTTGAAAGAAGGTAAGCGATGCGATTTGCAAAAAGATTTTCAGTTCTTTGAAACACCTGCTGATATTGCAGACTGGCTGGTAATGCTTGCCGGTGGAATTCATGAAACAGATACCGTACTTGAACCAAGTGCCGGACGTGGTGCTCTGATAAAAGCGATTCATCGGTCGTGCCCGTCAGTAACAGTTGAATGTTATGAACTGATGCCAGAAAACAGGGAGTTCCTTCATACACTTGATAACGTAATATTGCTTGATGAAGATTTTACGAAAGACAGTGTAGGGCATTACACTAAGATTATTGCTAATCCTCCATTCTCCGGCAATCAAGACATAGACCATGTAAGACTTATGTATGAACGCTTGGAAGAAGGTGGAATTCTTGCAGCTATAACTAGTCATCATTGGAAATTCGCGTCTGAAAAGAAATGTGTTGAGTTCCGGGAATGGTTGGAAGAAGTACATGGAGAAGTGTTTGAAATCAGCGCAGGCGAGTTTAAAGAGAGTGGCACTTCTATTAGTACAATGGCGGTAGTTATAAAAAAATAATTCAAAACGATGAAAAAAAGAATAAGAAATAAAATGATGAATAATCCCGGAAGGTATAAGCTACATCAGTATTTGAAATATGCT